CTAAATGTCACAACGTGGGAAAAATAAATGGAAGACAAGCTAGACAGAATTCTTGAAAGACTGAGCCAAAGAATTAATGAATGGGAGGGGGCGAGCGTTGAGGCAATCGAGGCAGAGACAACCTTCAAATCTTTTGAGGCTGCTATGCAGAAGGCTCACATGGATGCAGGCAGTAGTGCTGCGAAAGCGCAAACAGAAACCAGATCAAGTCCAGATTGGGCTGGATATTACAAAGTGGTGCAGCTAGCGAACCTTAAAGCGGAGAAATTCAAGAAGCAGATTATGCTGGGTCAACTAGCATTTGATGCTGAAAGAACCAAACAAGCTAATCTGAGGAGAGTGGTGTAATGGCTGAGACATTAAGAGCCAAAGCACTCAAGACTCTGCAAAAGCTGTCACGAATCAGCGCAGCCGATGAATGGGGCTACTGCAAGTGCGTGAGCTGTGGAAAGCTAGATAACTATAAAAACATGGACGGTGGGCATTTCATCCCGAAGGGTTCATCAAGCAGGTGGGCGCTAGAAGAAAGCAATGTCAATCCACAGTGCAAGGGCTGCAACGGCTTTTCCATGAAGCATGGCAGCGCAGAGGCACAGTATACTTTGTGGATGATTGACTGGGTTGGTAAAGATCAGGTCGAGTATATGCTGGCAACCAAGAATGACCCAGTGAAATTCTACGCAGCCGACTATAGAGAAATGATTGCCGACTGGTCAGAACAAATAAAGGCGCATGAGCGCAGACTGGGTGAGCGAGGTGGGCTGAGATGAGATCACCAAGGGCGATAGCGCAGGATATGGTAAAAGCCGCTGACGCAGCGATAAAGGATGTCTGGGAGCGTGAACCGAAAGAGGCTAGAGAAGAGGGCGTTAAAGCGTTAGTATTTGCCCACTTTTGCAACAGCTACGCAAGACGAGGCAAGTATGAGTCAGTCAAAGACCCCGGTTGATCCTGAAGAATTCGCTAGAGAGTTTGAGGCTTTGGGGCCAGCGGAAATGGCTCGAAAGTACAGTGTTGATATTCGCAACGTCCACTTGAAGCGTAAGCGGGTAGAGAATCTTCTGGGAACTATACTGCATGTTCCAGCGCATCTAGACTACAGGAACAGGCCCAGAGAATCGTTCAGGCGTAACTTAGAAGTGACTGACGGCGTTATAATGGTTGGTTCAGATTGTCACTATGAACCCAACACCGTCACAACTGCCCATCTTGCCTTCGTTCAAATAGCCAAAAAGCTAAAGCCGAAAGTTATTGTTTTAGACGGCGATTTAATAGACGGCTCTAGTATTGGCAGGCACCCAATGAACGACTGGGAAGACCGGCCCAGTGTTGAGCAAGAGTTATCCACAGCTCAGAAGCGGCTGCAAGAGATACAGAAGGCCAGCCCCAAGAGTGACAGGTACTGGCTTATCGGGAACCATGATCAGCGGTTCAACTCTTACCTAGCAAACAATGCAAACCAATTTGGCGGGGTGGTAGGTTTCGACTTGAAAGACCATTTCAAAGAATGGACGTTTGGAATGTCATTGTGGATAAGTGGGGCAGAGCGGCCCATTGTGATAAAGCATCGAATCGCGGGTGGTGTTCACGCTGCATACAATAACACGATGAAAGCAGGCACTCACATCGTCACAGGCCACACACACGCGCAGCAAGTGTATAGCTGGAGTGATTACACAGGCCACAGGTACGGCGTGCAATGCGGGACAATGGCGAACCCTCACCAGCCCACGTTCGACTACGCAGAAGACGGGCCAAAGAACTGGGTCAGCGGTTTTGTAGTCTTGACGATAAAAGATGGTTTTCTTTTGTCACCAGAGTTTGTAAAAGTACACCATGCGGGTGAATATGAGTGGCGCGGGCAGATTTGGAAGGTTGAAGAATGATGAAAGAGATTAAGCCGGTTGATTACATTCTTGCCAACCGACTGGGGTACCTAGCTGGTAACGTGGTTACATTGCTCACTGAGTGGCAAATAACGCGAGACGTTAAAGTGCTGGAACAGGCGCAGCAAGAAATCAACAACTTGCTAGAGCGTGAGAGGTTCATGGAGGACAGAGAAATTGCCTACCGTAATAATTGAAGACATGAAGCCGAACACCCAAGTGACTGTGATCATCAGCGAATTATATGAGTTTGATGATGACCCAAACCCTCCAGCAGAAAAGCCAGAGGACGAGGAAGATAAAAGCGTCTGGCTAGTTAGCAGTCAGGGGAAAGGTTGAGGTAATCACCGTGTACGCCAGAGCAAACGCGCTCTGCATATCTAGCTTCTTCTGCTTGCGCTTCTTCAAAGTCACCCTGACCGGCTAGGCCAAGGGCGACAAGTACAAATAGAGCGAGGGGGTAGCGTAGTTTCATGATTCTTCCTCAAATATCGACTCTTCTTCCTCGTGCTCTTCTTCTGCTGGTGGCGGCGTTTGAGCCTCATCAAAAACACGTTGTAGGTTTTGCAGCCCGTTGTGAATCTCGTCAAACGACTGCATAACATCAACTTCTAGCCAACCGTTCCACTCATCAACATGAGTTGCTGGGAGGCAGTAAGTGCCTTCGTCTGGGTAAAACTCAACTAGTGCCTTTGCCACATCTTCGTTGTTCACGATGTCTTGAATATCTTGCTTGATCTGGTCAAGCCGCTTTTGAATATCTGCAAACATTAGTACCCACCTCCAATGCTTGCCATATAATTCTTGCATTCAAGAATCTCATCACGAGCGCGTAAGGCCCACTCATAAACGTCTTGTGTGCCACCCCACCATTCTGCGGGTTTCTCAGCAGTCAGCATAGCTTCAGTGTTTTCGAGGCTGGGCAGATCAAATGGCAGTTGCTTACCTACTGTATAACGGTCAGCAATATCTATGACCAGTGCTTCTCTTTGTTGTTCCATTTTTGTTCCCTGTTAGTTTTCCAAGACACCTTGCGGTGTTTCGGCTGGGGACTATCCAGCCTCATCAGTTGGAGTTAAGAGGCAAGCTCTGGGCGCTTGTCTGCGAGCCATTCAAGGGCTTCTTTCTTTGTTGGTGCGCCGTTGACAAGGCGCGTACCGTTTTCTGTGGCAATCCAGTTAAACCCGCTTTTTCTAACAATAATGTCTTCCGCACCTTTGACAACCCATTCAGCGGTTTCGTTGCCAAAGCCGTTGCCAGCCCAGAATGCGTCTGCTTTTTTAACAAGTTTGATCATCTTCTTTTTCCTTTCTCTTGTGTATGGCATCTATTATAAAGGAAACCTTTAAGAGTACAAGGGGTAAAGTGCAAAATATCAATAAAAGTTGCAAATACTTGCAGTTTTTGGGGTAAAATAGGGGCTATCACAGGCAAATTGAAATAACAAGGACAGTAAATGGTCTATTTAGAGCGTTTTGCTTATCTTGACAGCGGCACCCTTGGCAAAGTATGGGTTGGCGATTGGTCTTGCTACACGATAGAGCGGCCTTGGAAAAACAACGCGCCGAACGTTAGTTGCATTCCAGAGGGTGAGTACAAATGCGAGCCTTTCACCGGCACTAGATTCCAAGACGTTGTCCAGATCCTCGATGTGCCAGACCGCACGTTTATTTTGTTTCATGTTGCTAATTTCCCACACGACGTGCAGGGCTGTGTGGGGCTTGGTAGCAGGTTCAATTCAGACGCGCTAGAGCCGGCAGTGTATGACAGCAGAGTAACGGTAGCTGAATTCTTTGTTCAAGCTGGCAAGTCATTCGATCTTAAAATACAGGGCGTGAGGGCAGAGCTATGAAATGGGCAGCAATCAAAGGATTAGTGGGCGCAGTTGCTCCAACAATCGGCGCAGCTATTGGCGGCCCAGTAGGTGGTGGGGCAGGAAAGATTCTGGCGCAAGCGTTAGGCGTAGCCGCAGAACCACAGGCAGTTCAACGCGCACTTAGCGAGGCATCGCCAGAGCAATTGGCTGAGATCAAGAAAGCTGACCTAGACTATAAAACCCGCTTGGCTGAACTTGAAGTAGACATATTTGAGTTGGAGACTGCCGACATTCAAGACGCTAGGAAAGCGCACGAAACCGACTACACGCCCAAGGTGCTAGCTGTAATGGCTTTCGTATTCTTCGGCGGGTATGTGACGCTGGTTACGGTACAACCGCCAGATCAAAACTCAGAGGCAGTTATTAACTTGGTCTTGGGCTATTTGGGTGGGGTGGTATCAGCAGTAGTATCATTCTATTTTGGTGCTAGTAATAAAAAAGGTTAGTGGTTACTATCATCGAAATCCTTTGTGGAGCGTGGTTTGGCTAGACCGTTAAAAGAAATAGATTGGGATCAAGTGGACGAAATGTGCGCTATTCACTGTACTGGTGAAGAGCAAGCTGCTGTCTTAGGGGTTGATTACGACACTCTAAATCGTGCTTGTCACCGTGAGCAGGAAATGAGTTTTGCGGATTATTTCAGACAAAAGAGCGCGAGTGGTAAAATGAGCCTGAGAAGACGGCAATATACCAAAGCGATGGAGGGTGATAACACCCAGTTGATATGGCTAGGTAAGAACTGGTTAGGTCAGACAGATCAGCCAGACGTTGAGGCTAAAGACCTACCGCCGATAGTCATAGAAAGAGCCAGTGAAGCTAACTAGGCCACAAGATGACATCTTCTTTAGTGACTCACGCTTTAGGGCAGTTGTTGCTGGTAGAAGATTCGGCAAGACCTACTTGTGCGTCTATGAGTTAATCAGGCAGGCACTCAACGGCAAGGAGCGCAACTGCTGGTATGTGGCCCCAACTTACAGGGCTGCGAAAGATATTTGCTGGGATATGCTAATCAAAGCGATCCCCGACCCTTACATAGTCAAGAAGAATGAGACAGCCTTAACGCTTACTTTGCAGAACGGCTCAACTATCTCACTCAAAGGGGCAGAAAAGCCTGATAATTTGAGGGGGAGGGCGCTAGACTTTGTAGTGCTAGATGAATTTGCTGACATGAGGCCAGAGGCTTGGTTTGAAGTGCTTAGACCTTCACTGTCTGACCGCAAAGGTTCTGCGCTGTTCATTGGTACGCCAAAGGGTCGCAATCACTTCTATGAGGTGTGGACAAAGGGCGTAGATGGCGAGGATGGCTGGCAGTCGTTTCAGTACACGACAATCCAAGGGCAAAACGTAGACGCTGAAGAAATCGAGGCTGCAAAAGCTGATCTTGATGAGCGAACATTTCAGCAAGAGTTTGAGGCCAAGTTTGTTAACTACAGCGGCATCATCTACTATGCCTTCAATCGCGAGGAGAGCGTGCGTAGAGGCGTTTTGACTGATGACCTGCACATTGGCATGGACTTTAACTTAGACCCCATGAGCGCCGTTGTATGCGTCAGAGAAGGCCAGACATTAAAGGCAGTTGATGAGATTGTTATGTATGGCTCAAACACTGACGAAATGGCAGACGAAATCAAGCAAAGGTATCCAGATAGACGCATCACTGTATACCCAGACCCGGCTAGTAAGCAGCGCAAGACCAGCGCAGGGGGCAGGACTGATTTGTCTATACTACAAAATGCAGGGTTCACCATAAAGGTTAGGAATGCCCACCCAGCCATTCGCGACAGAATTAACGCAGTAAACAGCCGCCTTTGCTCTACAACGGGAGTGAGGGCGTTATACGTTGACCCTCAGTGTAAGCAGACTATCGCTTCACTGGAGCGGCAAACCTACAAGACCGGAACAAGCCAGCCGAATAAAGATGACGGCTTTGATCACATGAACGACGCTCTGGGCTACTTGGTCGAGTACCTGTACCCAATCAGAAAACAGAACCAAATTACCCAACCACAGAGGTGGAGTTGATGAGCACGAATATCGAATACCAACACGTCGATTATGATAACAATGAGAACCGCTGGGAGTTTTACCTTCGCTCATACATCGGCGGTCAAGAGTATCAAGACGGCAGTTACCTGACCGGCTACTTAAACGAGTCAGAGAATGAATACGCCAGACGCATAGCCCTGACCCCGCTAGATAACCACTGCAAGAACGTGGTTCACATCTACAGTTCGTTTCTGTGGCGCACCCCACCTGTTCGTGTATACAACTCACTTGCTGGCAATCCGGCGCTTGAGCAGTTCATTGATGACGCAGACCTTGATGGTATGAGCCTCAACAGCTTTATGAAACAAGCACAGGTGTGGGCGAGTGTGTATGGCAATGTGTGGATCATTGTAGACAAGCCAGAGTCTAATGCCACGACAAGAGCAGAAGAGCTAGACCAAGACATCAGGCCATACGTTTCACTGTTCACCCCAGAGAATGTATTTGATTGGAAGTGGGAGCGCACACGATCAGGCCGCTTTGAACTAAGTTACTTGAAGCTGCGCGAGTCAGTAGACCGTGAAGACGCTACAACCAAAGTGAGCTATTTCCGGTTGTGGTACAAAGATCGCATTGAGTTTTGGAAGTCTGACGGCGACAAAGAAAGCAAGCTAGATGAGATGACCAACCCACTGGGTAAGATCCCAGCGGTATATCTACCGGCTGCGCGTGGCGTTAGTCGAGGCATTGGCATATCAGACCTTGCAGACATCAGCTATATGCAAAAGGCCATCTACTCAGAACTGTCTGAAATAGAGCAATTGATTCGCATAAGTAACCACCCCTCCCTAGTTAAGACCTATGACACTGACGCAAGTGCGGGGGCGGGTTCAGTGATTAACGTGTCCGATGATATGGACGGCAAGGTGCAACCTTACTTGCTACAGCCATCAGGCCAGAACATAGACTCAATACGCGAGAGCATCAAAGACAAAGTTACTGCAATCAACCGCATGGCCCACATGGGCGCAGTCCGTGGCACTGAGGCAATAACTATGTCAGGCGTGGCTATGCAGACTGAGTTTCAAATGCTAAACGCCAAGCTGTCAGAGAAGGCAGACTTGCTTGAGTTAGCAGAGGAGCAGATGTGGACGCTGTTTTGTAACTGGCAGGACGTTACCCCAGACGTTGAAGTGTTCTATCCTGACTCATTCGACCTTCGTGATTACGACAAAGAACTAATGTTCTTGCAGCAAATGAAGGCTTCTGGTGTTCGCTCGGTTACGTTATCTCAAGAGGTAGATAAGCAGATTGCCGATTTAGTGTTAGACGATGAGAAGCTGGCACAGTCACACCTAGAGATAGACCAAGGCACAACTGTATTGGGTCAGTTCCCAGTAGAGGGTGAGGGCTAGAAGTGGCCTCTGTTGACGCATACTCTGACTTTCTTGAGCGTCTTGCAGACCAGCATCAGCGCAGACTGGCTGAGGCGTTGCAAGTCTTAGAGCGGAGTATTGCTGCATTGATTGACTCAGCGCCGCAAACGCCAGAGGGCGATTTGTTTGATGCTGCGTGGGCTGTTGAGGCTAGAACCTCAATTAGACAAGCGATGGAGCAGGACTACCTTCAGGCAGTTCAAGAGGTTGTGGGAGATTATCGTGGCGTGGCATCTGAGCAGCTTGCCATGCTGCAAGAGTTTGGTGAGTTCACTAGGTTGCCGCCAGAGGCAATATCAGGGTTGCAGCGCCAGTCATTCCAAGGGTTTGAGGCAATAGCTAATCAACAGCTAGACGTTTTATCCAAGGGCGTATACGAAGCAACGCTCACCGGCAGAAGCAAATCTAGCCTTGTAGAAGAATTGAGAGGGAGCATCAATGGAATCTATCAAGCAAGCGATCAAGAAGAGATTAGACAACTTGTTGAAGTGGCTCAAAACACAACTGGAGCCACACAGAAGGCGGCAGTTGATAAATTGCATTCAGTCTACGCTGCTGATCGGCTGGGCAATAATATGCGGCGCTATGCGACACAGTTGGCAACTGATTCGCTCAATCAGTATTCCGCGACGCTGACGGCGACAACTGCAAACGAGCAAGGCATTGATCACTTCAGGTATTACGGGGACTTGATAACCGATAGCCGTGATTGGTGCAGAGATATAGTCAACGAGAAAGACCGAAAGAACCTGTACACAAGAGAAGAGATGGACACCTTGTGGGAAGACAAGGCATGGGCTGGCAAAGCCCCCGGCGACCCTCTAATAGTCAGAGGGGG